TCACACCACTTCATTAAAGGTGCTATCTTTCCTAAATTATCTCTTATACCCATTCGGGTATAATGTGAAATAAATGATTGATTTTGTACCTCATTGGGTATAGTTTGATTCTTTTCAAAGAAGTAATAGTTGGATATATCAAAAATATTTTGTATATTTGTACCAGTTTGTAATAAACCTTTTTTATTCCATACCCATTTTGGTTGTGTTGATGTTGAAAGGTCTAAATGATGGGATTTACCATCAATATGATTATATATGAGAATAAAGTCAGTTTTTCCCACTCTTACGAATAAGAAAGCAAGTTCGTTGTTCATTGGATGTTTTTCCAAATCACACCATATAGGAATTACAATAGATGGCTCAGATTCCCATCTTTTGATAAATTCTTCCTTCTCTTTATTAGATTCTACTACAATCATCTAACAAATATAAGAAAAATATTTGTAATATCCAAATTATTTTTTATGAAATTGTAAAAGGTTGGGTAAGTAAAGTTGGATTTTAGGAATTATTTGAGATGCAATTCTTACTGATGATGAGTTTGATTTTTTAACATCTTCTCTATCTCCTATAAGTCTCCAATCCAATGAAACTATTTTATAAAAAGAATTATCAGATAACTTACCAATAGATTTTTTTCGTATTTCATAAATTACAGAATTTGTATCATTTGCTTTCTGAACGAAGTATCTTACAATATATCCTCTTTTATAATCTATATCAGTTGGTGATGGGATATATGGTACTATTTTAATTTGATTAAAATCTTTTGGTAAATCTACTATTTTATTATATCTATCTAAACTCATAATTAATTATTATTTCTATATCCACCAGTTACTTCAGTTGTCCACATCATACCATCCAAAGTATGCTTAACACTTAATACTTGAAAAAATCCATTATTGTATATTGATGGTATTCCGTTTACCTTAAACATATCACCTCTTCTTATACCACTTACACCATGAACTTTGAAACTAAAATTAATTGGCATTAATGGAGTAGCGGATGATGTTTTTGCATCATTACCACTTTTTAGTGCACTAAATATAGTAGAATCCTTATATGCTCCTAAATAGCATAATTTATAAAGGTCTACACCATCTACTGATGTTTTATCACTTATTTCAACTCTTGGATAGAATCTAGATTTACCCATCATAATAGCTAAATTAGCTTCTGCTATTTCTTCAGCATCTTTTTCAGTTGAAGTACTATCATCCTTTTTGTTAGTATTTTTTCTTTTTAATTTTACTGCCAATTGGTCATTTAAAGCTGCTTGTTCTGTAAAAAGTGATATTTTTTTAGAATCTGAATTTAAATCTGCTCCTAATTTAGAACCTATTACTTGATTCATTTTATTTCCACTAATATCTAAATCTAAAGATGCATCTATGAATACAGAATCAGCACCTATCATTTCAAATGTATATGTTGGTGCTTGCTTTCCATTAGTTATTAAATTCATTTCAACTATTTTTAGTTTACTTACTGTTGCGTTACCAACTTTAACCTCAGATTCTTTTATTTGGAAATCCCACATACCATTTACTGCAGATGACATTCCATTTAAAATCTGATACAATGCATCTTTCAGATAAAATTGCTTAGTATCCAATATACCTTTAAAAAAATCAAAGTTAACATACAAATCCTTTAGATATCCCCATTCGTTTGCACTTTTTTTAGTTTTTCCATCAGAACTCGTATATCTTGTTGGATTTGGAAATTTAATTCTATCCAATGGTGAATTATTTACCGAACCTGCATCTCTTATTTGACTTACCGTTGGTAAATCACTACTATCAGATGTAATAGCAGATAAATTAAATCTAGGAGATTGTGGATTTGGTATAAATAATTTATCGGGGTCAGTACTATATATTTTTTCAAAAGCTGAACAAGCAGTATCTTTATAATCTATTTCAAAAGATATTTCAGTTCCATCTGGTAAAGTATAACCATCTACACCAATTTCATATATGATATCCATCATAGCATCAAATCGTATAAATCTTTCCTCTGCAGTTATTTTTGTTCCTGCAGGAAATTTTACAGCTTTACCATCAATAGTTACCTTACCAGCAGATACTTCCCAACCAACTAATGGTAGTTTAAATCCATCAGAAGAATCATTAATTTCTTCAATTACCTCATCATCAAAATTAATTAAAATAGTATCATCAGCCGCAAATCTACTTCGTAATCCCTTTACAGCTACAGTTTGTCTTGTTTGTGGTAAATCATTGAACATTTTCATAAATCGTTCATCACCTAAACTACTATTTTCAGTATTTATATAATTTAAACCAAATACCTTTGCGCTTGGAAGTTTTTTTTCTTCATTTAGTTTTTGTTCACCAGTTTCACTACTCAATAAATAGGTTGGTAGTTCGGTATATCCTGTACAATTCACATTTATTGTCCACTTATCACCATCCAATGAAACACCACCACCAGTTGTAAATCCTAAATAATTATCATACTCTCCAGAAGTATTTGCCCTAACTACATCTCTCTTTGCCGCATTTTGGTATTGGGATATAGATGATGCGTTTAATGGAGTTAACCCACTTACACCAGCTGCAGTATTCCATCCCCACTCTAAAAATACACTCATACCAGGTTCTAAAAAATACCTAGTTAATGTTTCCATTTGTTCTTTAGTAAAACAGGTTATTGAAAAACTTGCCTTTCTACTTAAATTACCAGCACCTTCATCTACTTCTAAAGAAGTTACAATTGGCGATGGTCTATATCCTTGCCCAACAGATGGATTTATATCAGCTCCTCCCCAAGTTGTACCAATTCTTCCCGCTTGTGTAGATGAACCATATGTTCTACCCGCTGCTCTAAATAAGTTATTATTTGGATTTGAATCTAAAACTAAACCAGCACCACCACCAGAAACTAATCTTACAAATGGATTAAGTTTAGATATTAGTTGGGGATTTCCTACTCTTTTATTTAAAGTACTTTTAACAAACCCCTGAATATTTGAAAAATTGGGAAATGAAGCCATATAACTTATTATTGTTTAAATTGATTGTTTATCTCTATAAAGTTTTGAGGTATTCTTAAAATTGTACCATCTTTTAAACCAAATGGTGCATTGTGTATATTATTAGCAGCTGCTATAATCCACCAAAGAGATGCATCTCCATAATATTGATAAGCAAGTGTATCTAATCTATCACCCGTCTCTGATGCTACATATATATCATTATCCTTTAATGGAATTTCAGGATAAATTTTAGAACGATACACTATTCTACCATCTCCTATTTTTTTAACTTCATTATTTTGATATCTACTTGCCATAATTTATTAAGTTGTTGGTCCAAAGGTATAAAGTTTTCTATTACCATCTTCAGTACCAGTTTCTTTTCTATTTTCAACAAATTTAATGGTAACAGCCACATCAACAATTGTAGGTAATCTATAACCAACCATATCTATTTCATTATTAGATGGGTTTTGAGGTACACCTTTGGGTTTACCATATAATACATCAGTTGTAACTTGAGCTGCATTATTTAAGTGAGATTGTTCTTTGTTCATTATCTGCCAAGGTGTAGTATCATCAATGGTATATGAAAGAGATTCTATAAAACCTGCCTTTTTCTTATACATATCACCTAACGTAAACATTATAAGTGGTGATTTTATAGCAGAGTTTCCATAATAATCAGCTGGATATGTTAATCCAGATAAAAAGTTAAGCTTTTCCCAAGCTTTTTTGTGTTCTGCTGCATTTAAAGAATATGTTTTAAAATTAAAAGAAACACTTCTTTCTATTCCATCGTATGTATAATAGCTAAATGGATTACCAATAAATTTTTGTCCACTCCAAGAAGGAGAAAAGGTTTCACTCAATCCACTAATAGTTGCTCTAAAATTTGCTGAACGTAATGCTCCACTAACTGTACCCAATGAAGTAAATTTAAGAGTTACAAAATCTAATGCATCTAAGGTTTCATCACCCTCACCTTCATACACACCACTCATATTTACTTTATCACTAATGGTGTACATTCCTCTTTTAGTTTCTAAAAAGTTATCTTTACTAACATCTACATAGTTTGAATTTTTAGTTACATTTGAAAATTTACTTGCTCTCTCAGGTTCAGCACTAAATTTAATAATTGGTACATTTTCAACTTCTTGTTTATAAGATAAATCATTTTTATCATCACCTTCTTTAATAATGGTTTTACTGTACCTACTTCCTTTTTTATCTTCTTTTAATCGTTGAGCACCAGTAGTTGGGTCTAATGAACCATAATTAAATCCAAATTTACCCCAATTTTTTAAACTTTTATCCGTATATATAGTTGGAAATTCATTTGATGGAGCTGGTGTAATTCCCGTAGGTATTTTTCCAGTTGCTAATCCTAAAGAACTACCACCTCTACTTCCAAATAGTTTTTTACCCAATTCTTGCTTACCAGCACTTATTGCACCACCAACTAAGTTTCTACCAATAGCATCTGGTGTACCACCTCCAGCATTTTCACCAATAAATCCTAAAAGTTTGTTTGCAGCTGTTCCTTCAGCCGATTTTTTAACCTTTTGTAATTGGCTCATTCTTTTTTGAGTTTCACCAAGTTTTTCACCTTCTAATCCACTTACAACAAATGTTGGAATTGTTTTGGTTGGTAATCCTAATGCACTTTTTACACTTGATGCCGCACTTCCTATCTTAGCCATTAAACCAGTAGCACCTGTTATTTCTCCAGATGTTTCTGCTTTCATTTTTGAAATTGAATCAGTTGTTCTTAAAGTAATTCTTGGTGTATCTGAACCATATATCATCGGTATTGAACCAAACCTAATAACTCTTAAACCAGTCACCTCTTCTTCTAATAAAGATTCATCCTTTCTAATTCCCAATACCTTTCTAGCACCTCTAGCCAACAACATACCAGTTATATTCACCAATGGATTTGATGAAGATATTCTTATATCTTTACTATTCCTAATAGCATAAGCTTCTTCAGCGGTTTTACCACCTTGTGAGGGTAATTGTTTACTTTTAAATAATTCTTCTAATGTTGGCATAATATATTATGTTGCGTATGAATTACTTCCTACTCTACTTACTACTTTTGAAACTCCAGCAGTTACCCTTTGTCCATCTAAGTAAACTGCTACTTTACCATTATTTAAATCTTCTCTTAATCCTCTGATTTCAGTTATCAAATCAGAATCAGAACCTCCGCCTTCATCTCCACCACCTAATAGTGAATTTATACCAGTAGCTACTGCCCCAACTGCTGCTATTGCCATTAGACCAGGTGCGGCAAGTACTCCAGCTACACCAAATGCTATCAGAGATGCAGATAATCCCATTAATGATAATCCTAATAATTGAATTGCTGGAATTAATAATACTAAACCACCTATCGTTGTAGCCACAGACATTAATTGTGGCATTAAGGTTGATATACCAGTTGACATCATTTCAAATCCAGTTCCAATTGCTTGGAGTGCGTGTCCTAATACTAATACCGATGCTGCGATTACTAACATAGCGGCCGCTCCAGCTAAAATAGCTACAGCACCTACACCACTCATCATAATAGCACCTAATAGAGCAACTGCCCCAACTAATGCTAACATTGATACCACAGCCATTCCAACCGCTTCCCAACTAACTTTCATAAATTCTTGTACTGCTTTTCCAAATACAAATACGGCACCAGCTACGATTACCATTGCTGCAGCACCTTTAAGAACTGCATTCATATTGATTTTGGACATACCTTCCATAATTCCACCACCAGGTCCTCCTTTCGGAGCCTTTATAGATTTACCAGATTTACTACCTATACTTTCAGTAAGAGAAGGTTTACCACCACCTCCACCAAATAAGTTACCTATTTTTGATGCTGCTGCTTTGGCAATATTTTTAACAAACTCACCGGATTTTTTAGCAATACCACCCATATCGATACCCAATGATTTAAATCCAGTTCCTATTTGGCCCGTCATAGTAATCATACCACCTAAACCTTTTAGACCTGTACCTAAATATTTGTTTAACCCAGCGTTTATGGCTTCACCTGCAGCTGAGAATTTGGATTGCATTACACCACCTAAAGTGTTTGCTTTTTCTTGATTTGATGCCATCTTTTGAAGTTCACCAACCGATACACCTAATAAATCAGCGGTAGCTTTCTTTTGGAAGTAATCCATTTTATTGAATTCTTCAATACCACCTAAAGCATTTAGTGTTTCATTAGTTGCTCCTTCAATATCACCTTGCATAGCTAATTGTCTAGCTTTATCCAAATTAATATTTTTTCCTAACATTGCACCTAATTCTAATTCCTTAGTAATTGAAGATTCAAAATCTAATAAACCTTCTGCAATACCACTAAGTGTACTCATATTAGTACCTAACTTAGATGCGAACCCAGCTGCTCTTAAAATATTTTCTCCACCTTCTTTACCAAACAATGCGAATTCTTCAGTTGCTCCAGCTAAATCAGCCATAAGTGCTGATGGAACTATTCCATTTTGTTTTGCAAATTGTTGAGTAGTTTTAACCATATCAGCAGCAATATCAGTTGAACCACCAGCCATTCTTGCAAATGAACCAGTTAATGCAACTGCTTCGGTATTTGAAATACCCATATTTGTTGCCATCAAACCAATATTGGCTTGAGTTTTAAAGGTTGCTGCTTCAGTACCACCAAACTCACTAGCTAATGCTTTTACAGTCCCAGCAGTATCTTCAAATACAAATCCCAGAACACCTGCAGATGCTGTTGTTCCGTTTAATATATCAAATCCGTTTCCTAACTCCTTATTTACATCTGCGAATTTATCTGCTAAAACACCAGCACCAACAAACAAACCACCAATTAAAGCTTGTGGTCTACTAAGGAATGTTCTTAGAGTTGCTCCAATTGATGCTATTTTAGTTTGAATGGTATCATATGCAGCTGCTTGTGATTCTAAAACCTTTTTTTCCTCTTCACTTAATTTTGATAAAGATATAGCTTCATCAAATTGAGCTTGCATTGCTTTAATAATATCAGATTCTTCACCAAATTGTAATTTAGCAGCACTAAGTTGTTCATTGTATTGGTTTGTAAGAGCCTTTCGTGCAAACTCATCATCTTTTGAGATTGATGCTATATCTCTTGTTGTATTAAGAACGTCTGTTACAGCTTTTACTTGCTCTTTGTTTTCTGTTGCTACCGCAGCACCAATTGATAAAGTTTTTTTCTGTAAATTTGAAAATGTTTGGAAACTTGATGAAATAGATTTTATAGATGATTCTTCCGATTTAAGAGAATCTAATCTTTCTTGATTTATTTTTTTTAAAGCTTTAGCTAAAGAAACAACCTTTTCTTTTTGTTTATCTAAAGACGTACTAAAATCCTTACCAGTCTTTGCTTGTAAATCAAGAAGAGTCTGATAACGTTCTTGGGCTTTAATTAAGTCCTGTTTAGTCTTTAGATTATCTGCCATTTAACTAATTTACTTAGAGTACTTTTTAATAATATTATCCAGATGCTGTCTTTCTTTTTCAATTTTTTCCATCTGGTTAACCAAATCCTTTGGTAGCTTTCTTTGTTTTGCCCTTTGTATAAATCTATCTTGAGTACCCTTTTGCATATCACCCAAGAAACGATTAATAAATCCAGCAATTGAAGCTTCACTTATTTGTTTTTTGTTTTTCATAATGAATGTCCATATTTATACAACTATAAATATTGGATAAAAAAAAAGTAAGGATTATTTTCTAACCCTTACTTTTGACTTACGTTCCATTTTTTTGTATTCTTCTGATTCTTTCTTTTTTAACTCTGCCAATTTATTGAAGTAGAATTTTCGCCATTGAATTGGCATGAAGTAAACATCTCTCCAAGTAAATCCATTACCAAAGTTAACCAACTCCCAAATTTGGTTATGGAGTTGGATACTATAATCATTCGGAAGGGTAAAAAAACGATACCCCAAACGGGATATCGAGCGCCTCCTCCTCACCCGTCAACTCTGATACAAAGTTGAATTTTAAATCCATATCTGGACTGATTTCTCTTACAAATTTTCTGAATGACTTTGTATCTAATGCTAAGAATGAGTTTTGTACCCACTTAGTAATATAACCTCTATCCTGATTACCATCTACGGATTGAATCATATATTTTAAACGAGTTGTTACATCAAATGATGCATCTCCCTTACCTTTATATAATCTAGCCAATGCTTGATTTTCTTTTGTGATTTCAATTTCATCACCATGTGTTAGAAGTTTAAACTCTAACTCTGCTCCACTTTTTGGTAATTTAAATTTATACAAATTATCACCATTCAATAAATCTTCACTAAAATCTTTAGTTTTTACTTTAGATAAATCAATAGTTACCTTTTGTGGTTCTAATGTAGATGGGTCAGTTACTTCTACCTCATAATTAGGTCCGTAACCCATTACTCTTGTTGCTAAAAGAATAGCGTTTTTGTCACCAATAAATATATCATTGATATCTACATTTGGTTCTACAACTATTGATTCAAATAGCTTATCTAATACTACACCTTTTTTAATTAAGGATTGTGATGCAAGAATATCTTCTTCTCTTGCTGTCATATACTTAATTTCAATGTTTCCTTTTCTTAATGGATGTCCTTCTGGGTAAACTAATCCCTTTGATGGTAAATCCACCACCTCAGTTGGGAATTCGAATTTATTTTCACTCATATTAAACCTTTATTTGTTTGTATATATAAGTATATCAAAATAAAAAAGTTGTAAAACGAAAAAAGGTTCTCACTAAGAGAACCTTCTTCAATTTATAGATAGTAGTGGATAATATCTTAAAATTCTAATATTGCGTAATCATATGAAAGCGTTAATTCAATATCGGCAGGGTCATTAGATGAGAAATCTAAATCATTGAAATTAGCTGCTTGGATGAATGCACCTTTTAGTTTCCATTGTTCAATTTTATCTCCAACAGGTCCTAACATATAGAAATCAATATCTTTTTTATAGAAATCAGCGTATCCTTTTCTACCAGTTAAAGATTCATATCCTAATCTTACCCATTCCATCACCTGTTGTGCACCTGAAGGTACAATTGGGTCATACAATGTGATTGTGATATCTTGCCACTCACCCTTACCTTGTAATTTTCTATAAGTGTTAATGTGGTCTAACTTCACAGTTTCGAAATTGATAGATGGTCTCGCTGCTGTTTTTATTAAGTAAGATTGAATACCATCAATCTCCATAATATAGCGATTCTTCATCTTCGGTTCGAAGTTGGTGAAGAACATTTCGTTAAATTCTAATACTTCTGCCATTTTTTTATTTCCCTTTTATACTAATAAATATTAGTTATTCATTTTTTTGTTTTATGCCGAGAACGATGCTCCAGTTGGTAAGATGTTGAAATCAATTACAATGAATTCAGCGGTCTTAGCAGGTTGTAGGAATATCTGTCCAGCCAAAATGTTTCTATCAACTACATCAGGTGTGTTGTTAGTTTCATCCATAACTACTTTAAATGCGTACAATCCTTGTCTTTGTTGAATTCCTTCTAAGTAAGGTTGTACAGTGTTGATGAATCTACCTCTAGTCGATGCCGTATTTTGTTCGAATACTAAGAATCGAGATGTAGATGCCACAAATTTCTTAACGTTGATTAACAATCTTCTTACATTGATTCTATCCAGTGCTGATGCTCTATCTTGCAACGTTTTCTGTCCGAATGCCACAATACCTTGTCCTGGGAATGAAGCGATTGGATTTACTTTGTTTTCATATAGAGTATCTCTCTCAGAATGTGTTAATCTATTCAATACCGATGCTGCTCCGATTATACCTCCTCTATTTAAACCAGCAGGTGCGAACCATTCAGCTGCAATAGCGTCATTCGCTGCGTACACAGCAGGTAACAATACTGAAGGTGGTACACTTACTAATTTGTTAGTGTTTGTATCCACAGTCTTAACCCAAGGATAATAAGTTCCAACATAGTTAGAATCTACTGCGTTAGCTTGAGTTGTTACATCAGAGATTGTTGAACTAGCATCAGAGAAATCAGCGATGTAAAATGCATCTTGTCTAGCTTCAACAACATCAATTGCTTTACTAACAACTCCAGGGTGTAATGTTCTTACAACACCAGGTGTTACTAACATATTAATATCCCACTCATCAGCGTTTGAAATTGCGTTCAATCCTTTAGAGTATGATAGATAACCACCAGCCGTAGTTGATGATAAATCAAGTCCTTGCGAATTTCCAGCACTCATATCAGAACCTAATTTGATATCAGTTGCAGGAGATTGTCCATCAAATCCACCTTGGAATGCAATTGAGAATTGTCTTTTCACCATATCAGATGAATCAGAACCACTCATTACATAAGAAAGTTGAGAATCGAATCCAAAATCAACGTTTGAACCAACTCCTACACTTTCAGGTAGAGGTTTGATATAATTGTTGTTATCATATTTTACACCAGTTGTTTCGAAATCGAAACCAGCAAAATATGTTGGGTTACCAGCAGAATTAACTACTGAACCAGTTTGGTAAACAACTGCTGGAACAATAGTTTCATCAGTTGCTAATATTGGGTTAGAATATGCTCCATGTCCGAATGGTGCCGCAGATACAGGATAAGAACCCTGAGGTGCTACTTGTACTCTAATATATTTTGAATTGTTTACCCAATCACCCCATTCAGTAATCTTACCATTTGAATCGATAGTTAAATATCTATCACCGATTCTTCTAGCGATAAAGTTTGGTGATGCTGGGTCTAAGTTTACATTACTAAATGTTTCCAATACAACAGGTCTCTTATCCGTATCAGAGAATGAACGAATAGTTACTGTAAATACTGAATAATCAGTTCCTCCATCTTCACCGGCAGCTTTCACATTGGAGATTGAAATCTTAAATCTGGAGTTTTCATTTGTTCCATATCCTAATGTATGGAATTTAAATAAATCACTTCTTTCACCTGAGATTAGTTGTGATTTAACAAATGGTGTAGATGCCCAACTTGCTTCATATGTGAAGTTTTGAGTTGGAAGTACTTCAGCTGAAACAGCGTTTCCATTACCAACATCTAAACTTATATCATTTACTGCTGTTTTGAAGTAAGAATATACATAAGCTTCTTTATTTCCTAATGGATTAGAACCAAATACATCAGTTACATCATTTCCAGCTGATGATAATAGCGAAGATGATATGTTACTCAATCCACTACCACTCACTACAAATGAACCAGATGTAGTTAATGATGGGGATACAGTAAAAGGACCAAATCCTACTTCCTCATCACCATTTACAGTATTATGTAATGTTGCAATAAGTGTTTGACTACCATCAGAACCACTAGCTACTAAACCAACAGGTGTTACTTGAGAATAACCAGCATCATCGCCAGTTTTACCCAAAACTCTAACAACTGTTGCTGTTCCAGCTTCTCTAAGATAGTTTTGTACTGCGTACTCCGTATAATAAGTTCCATCAGGTGTTCCGAACTTATCTTCAAATTCTGATTGTGTTCTTACAATCGTTGGAACAAACGCTGGACCTTGTTTAAACGGTCCTACAAATGCTGCTCCTATTTCTCCTACCCCTTGCGCTAAAAACGAAAGGTCATTTTCTCTCGTAAATACTCCGGGTGATACTATTCTTTCTGCCATAATTTTATTTCTCCAATAAGTTTATTTTGATAAATAAATCAAATACACATATAAATATAACGAAAATCTTCAAAAGATAAATTTCAATTTTTAAATTTTAAAAGGGACACAACGATGGTTCACTTGACCAACTACTACCTCCCCAATACCTAACACTAAAACCCCGTGCATAGGGTTGGTCAGAATACCAACCTTCTTGAGCGTAAATAGTCATAGCCGTATTTGTGAATATTGGTCTATTCCACCATTGACTTTCCCCATCGAAATAAATTGTTCTTCCAGGACCTCCACCACAAGCAATGGTTTGATTTGAACCACCAAAAGATAATGTTATTTCTTCAACTTCGGGATCCGTTGGGCCACCACCACCACCTCTTGAATGGGCGTATCCATACCACTCACTATATGCGGCTGGGTTATCTGGATTGGGTCGAAGGAAGCTTTTTTGATTAATTCTTCCGTAGTTGCCATTTTCAGCAAAATCAATTGAAAAACATGTCGTTAGACCTCTACCCAATTCACCATTTATAATGGTAGCACTTAACTCACCTGAACGTAGTATAGCCACAACTCTTTGGGTTTTTATTATGCATCTACAACAACATCACCAAAAACTGATACTAGCTCTGCTTTTAGTAATGGATATGCAAAATCATAAATAGTTGAACCAGTTATTGCATTAGTTGAAATTACATTTGCAGTATATTCTTCACTACCACTAACATTTACAGTATCATAAGTCCAAGATGATTGAGTAATCATATTTTCAGGATCTTCTGGGTCTGGAACAATTGAATCAACCGATTCAGATACAGTTTCTACTCGTAAATATTCTCTAGTTCTTACTTGTGATTCGGTTAAGTGAAATGTATAATTTTCTTTAACTTCATAACTTTTTGCTTCCCACTCTTCTACTAACATAGCAGGTGAATGTTCATCAAATAAATCTTGAGATGCACTTGAAGCAGCTCCTTCATTTAAGTATAAAGTTGGTTGGACTCTAAGAAATCCAGTTGATTTCCTAAATTCGAAAGATTCGATTCTTACATATCCCTCAGAAGTAATACCTCTACTTGTACCTATTTGTTTTTGTATTTCTAAAGCCATTTTATTTCTTTACCTTTGTGTTTATAAATATAACTATATTAGTAAAAAGATTAATTTTTGTTAATTAACTGATTTACTAATGATTTTAATTCGTTTATTTCCTTTTGTTGATTTTCAATTACATCTTTCAATTCTTTTATTTTAGAATTATTCCAAGTTACAATCTTATTCTGGTCTTTAATACCTTCAATTACTAATGGAACTAATCTATCATACTTAATCGTTAAGTAATCTTGACCTGATTTGGAGTATAGATTTCCACTTTTATCATAATCAGAATCAAATGGTGCTAAGTGAACTACTTCAGGTACAACATCTCTAACTTGTTGTGCTGATAAACCTACTTGTAATCCTTCTTCAGTAAATCCAACTGATTTGGCTAATTCATTAGTTTCATAGTAGAAACCATCTAATGAAAGAATCTTAGAAAGTGCGTTTCCGATTTTACCCTTCTTATCTTTTAATCTTTCATCAGAGTAGTATGCGATAATATCTTGTGTACATCTAAATACCCTAGTAGCATAGATTTGTGAGTTATTTACTTCAAATCTTTCCGAACCACCAGTTACAACTCTCCATTGGTCATTTGCATGGAATTGGATGTAAGTATTCGTATCACCTCTATGTCTCAAATCACCAGCCATCTCCAGTGTATTGAACCTTGAACGAGATGCTGGGTCTGCGTAATATGATGAACTGTTTCTATCGTAGAAAATTGAACCATATACTCTATTGTAGAAGTACGCAATTGCATTTCCATTTTCTCTACCAATGTATGCTACATTTTGAGCATTACCACTACTATTATCATGTATTCTTAGATAAGAGTTAGTATTATTACTGTTACTATCTAATCTAATATTAACATCATTATATGAATTGATAGATATGTTGTCACTAAATCCAGCAGTATTGCTGGTAGATGCGATACCATGATTAGAATATGAGTTGTAATTCGCGTTCCAGTCAAACGATATGTATGCTATTCTATGTAAGGATGATGAATATGTACCATATCCTTGTGCATATCCTCGATTACTACCTACACCAAAGTATGATGTATTGGTTACTGTTGCATTAAATCTAGAAGTAGAATTAAAGTTACCATAGTAACCAGTATCGTGGTCATAGTAAATTGCTGCTCTTACTTGGTCTCTTACATAGATACCATACGATGCAGTTCTTAATTGATATGTACCATTGTGATGTATATCCACTGAACCATTTCTATTAGCGTATAACATCCACTCATTATCAATATCATTGAAGATACCACATTGGTTGTTATCTGCTGACATGAACACATATCTACCATTGATTGAGTATCCTTCCCAACCACCTTTACCCCCACCATGAGTTTGAACAGTACCATAGTTACCATCTACACCACCTTGTCCAACTCTGAAGGTAACTTCGTTGTTATCACGCATTTCAACGTAAGAATCCCTTACAACTCTTACTGCCCATTGTCCATCTGAATCTAAGATACCAATGTGATTAGAATCATCTGCGTAGAAATATCCTCTAACAGTACTTTGGAAACCATCTCTAATTAAGATACCATGTGGGTTACCACTTCTAGCAACTACCCAATATTCTCCAGATGAATAGAAGTGATTTCCAGATGATTGGTTATATAAACCTTCATTTTGGTTGTAGTTTCTGAACCAATCATCAGCGTAGAAGTTCCACGCTCTAGCAGTGTTCATACGAGCATCACCCTGTCCACTACCGAAGTAGTATGAAGTATTTTCCCTATCGTAAATAATATTAGTTCTAATATCATTGAAGTACGATGTTTGACCCGGATTTGCGTAATATGAGGTATTATCTCTATCATAGTAGATATTTGCTCTCATATCGTTGAAGTACGATGTAGAAGCAGGGTCTGCGTAATATGATGTACTGTTTTGGTCGTAGTAACGAGGAGAGTAAGTTACATCATAGTTGTACATCCAACCATCTACTCTCAAGTTTAAGTTACCACTATCCGAACTCATTCTGAATTCATCAGTACCTGTTCCGATATAGTCAATACCAGTCATACTATCCCAATGTGTGTTAGTTCTGAATCTTACAGTACCACCACCATATGCAGGCATTATAATTTGAGATGCGTTATTAAATGTTAAACCATTACCATCATTTACTCTATTACCACTTAATGTTTCAATAGATGGTTCGTTACCATTAATTTCATATACACCAGGTCCCCACCATTTTAATTGTGCAGTAGGATTTGTTGAATAATATAAATAAGTTCTATGAGTTTGGTTTCTCGTACCGGTGTATCTCATTTTGTAATCAGTACAACCACGAAGTTTTTCACCAGTATCCAATCTCCAAACACCACCTTTACCACTATTACTTGTAGCTGGGTGATTATTTGCATGTACTATACCAACTACCAAACACCAAACATCTTGTGGTAATCCACTAATTCCAAATGCTGTAAAGTATGGGTTACCATTTGCTGAACCACTCATATTAAGTGTTTCTCCACCACTACAACCTATATAGAATGTACCAGACGTAGTTGAACCAACACGCTTCACATATGTTACCCACATATATGATTTATTACCATCTAAGTTTGATACAGTTTTATTCCAACCACCATCAGAGTTTGAACCACCATCATTATTTAATGCTCTCCAAATTAATGCAGGTCTACCCCAAGGGTCATAATCTTGTATAATTGAGTTTTCATATGATGCTCCATTGTTTGAGAATCCTCCACCCAATGCACCTGCACCATTACCAGTTGAACTTACTGCCCAGTCTTCAGAGGTTGCCAAGTTGGTAAATGAACCAACATGCATATTTCGAGAGTTGATTGCTTTCTGTCCACCAACATATAAGTTATTAGTAACCCTAACATTTGTATCACCAGTACCAACTGAGAATATTACTGAACTTAAATCCTCATTGTTGTACATTCTAATACCACCATAACCAGGTTGTGCACCCATACGGATACCAGTATGCCATCTTAAATCTAATTTAGAGTAGTTACCACCATAGTTTTCTCTATTCGTACCAATATAGTAGTTACCATTTGCATCCGAGTTACCACCACCAAAGTGTAATCTTGTAGATGATATTGAGTTGTATGCGTTGTAATCGAATCTACCACCAATAACAACTCTACCAATAAATTCAGCTTGATTCATACGAGAAGTAGAACCACCATGCCAATAATATCCAGTTGATTCTCTATCATAAAGAATGTTTACTCTAACATCGTTCATATACGATGTAGAAGCAAAATCACCATAGTAAGAACCATTGTTTCTATCGTAGAATCTATCAGCGTAGTGATATCCAACAGTTTCTCCACCATTTGAACGAGTTTTTATCTTCTCACTTCCATCGTGATACATTGATGTTTGTACATTGGTTGTTCTAACTGCCCATTGTCCATCTCTATTTAATAAACCGAAGTTAGCACCAGCTCCATCTGAGTAAACATATCCAGCTCTTGTACCACCACCAGTATAGAATTTGATACCACCGGTATTTGCATCACCAAACTTAAAGTTTAGGTATGAATCATTACCTTCATCATAGAACCTAACATTAGCGTTAAAATGTAATTGGTTTACATAGTTAATATCATTATTGTTCATATGGAACGCACGATACCAATAAACATATCCATTGTTATTGGTAATGTATCTCATCATTAAGGTATCTGAATTGGCGTTTCTCATATACCAAGAGAAAGTGTATCCACTATCCCAATACCAATGTGCACCATATGAAATACTATGATACCCACCTTCACCAAAGTATAAGTGAGAATCACCACTATCAGTAGCACCCACATATAACATATCGTTAATATGAGTTCTATCATCGTTACCATTACCTATTCGGTTTCGGTTACCATTTACATATAAGTTATTTTGTACAGTAGTTGTACCATTATTTACTTCTAATCGTTCACCACCACCAGTTACAACTCTCCATTGGTCTAAGGCGTGAAATTGAATATAGGTGTTTGTATCACCATCATGATAAATTCTATCATTTAAGTAGATATCCTCTACATCAAAGATTCTACCATTATCCATATATAAATCAGTACGGATAATCACAGAACCATTTACATCTAATCGTTGTGAAGCAGTATCATGCCCAATACCAACATTACCACCACTACCACAAACCATATAAACATTTTGATTTGCTGAATGTTGAATATGAAGTGGTCTTGATGGTGAGTAAATCTGGTCATAATTGATTCTTAAACCATTAGTAATACCAGATGTGTTGAACTCAACCCAATCTAATCGAGATGAAATACCTTGAAATCTAAGGATATCTGCTGGTCCATCATACTCAATCTTAGGTCCACCATAACCATATTGGTGGAATTGAATTTGTGGTTTACGAGAGTTTGTACCTCCGTTACCACTTTGAATTTGAATTGCAGTTGATGCAACAATAGATGGTTTGTTGAATTGTCCACTATCACCACCCCAATGTGCTTGTCCATCATTGTAGTACGATGAGTAATCGTTAACATAGTAATCGTATTCATCAGTATATCCACCTTTAGCAAATAACTGCCCATCTACTGCTAAGAGAGATGCCGTTCTACCATTACCACTATGCCACTTACCTAATCTCCAACCACTATTTTCATCGTTGTTGTTTGATACCGCAAATGTAATACCTCTATCATAACTAGCATCGGAATACATAGTTGTGATAAGTAAATCATGTGCCCGAGATGCATCTGCTGCTAAACCTGATGCTTGAGATTTTTGGTTAGCAGTACCAGTAAACCATGTACCATTACCAGCACCAATCCAGAACATTTGATGTCCTTGGAAGTGTAAATTTGTTTGTGCATTTTGACCAACTGAATCCCAACTTGATGAAGTACCCAAAATATGGTATTTTCCATCAAAGTCTAAAGTACCACTACCATATGCATTTCCACTAATAGTAACACCATCACTTCTAGTTTCAATTTTTGTTGAATTATTGTATCTTAACTGAACATATCCGTTAAGAGTACCATAAACCATCCACTCATTATTTACATCATTGTAGATACCCCAAGAATTAGAGTGGTCGTGCATAAACAGAACTCTACCATTAATTGAGTATCCACCCCAACCACCTCTAGTGGTTTTAGTTTCAACTGTACCATAGTTTCCAGTTACAGTATCTCTACCAATTCTAAATTCTTCAGTTGTACCATCGGTATAGAACTGAGTACCATAATCATTTTGGTGTCTGATTGCCCAACTTCCACCAGCATCTAAAATACCAATTTGATTAGAACTATTTGCGTAGAAAGAACCTCTTTCGGAACTTCCATTAGTTTTCATTCTAATTCTTATAGAAGATGCTGAATCTCTAGCAGTCCAAGATGCATCTGCATCTGAAACCCAATGTGCTCCAGTTGCTTGGTTATATAAACCTTCACCACTTTGGTTGTTTCTAAACCAACCATTGTTATAAATTTCGTTAAATGTTACACTATCCGTTGTACGAACATATTGGTTCATATTTGCAGCGTATGGATAGTTTGTAGAATCTAAGATTCTTCTCCAACCAGAATAGTTATCGTTATTCCATTGAGTTTTGTATGCTAAATCACCAGTATGTGCTGCGTATAATTGGAATGAATGGTTTGCACCTCTATAACTTATAACACCACCATAAGTGTACACACCAGTTGGTTGATTTGTGAATCCAGAGTTCAAGTTATTAACCTGAATATAGTTCATCTCACCAGCTGTGTTTGTCCAATCTTGCCAATTACCACTACTTAATGAACCACCATATGTAAATATACCATATCCACCTACTGAAGTACTTGTTCTGTAAAAGTTAGTAGCGTATAAATCACCAATATTAATATTCTGATTATACACAGCCGATACTTTCATAGTGATAGTTACCTTCTTAGAAGATGAAGGTTCGGATGAGTTTGAAATAGATGTTACTAAGTTTCTATCATCACCACCAGCATTTCTTACATGCACAGCAAATGAGTTCCAATAAGATACTCTTGGCCACCAAAATGCAAGTTTACCATTATAATCAAATACTTTCATTGTGGTAAACCCTGGTTTACCCATATGTAAACCACTATGATTTATAATAGTATTGTTATATAAGTAACCTTGAGCTGTAAATGAGAATGGTGTATCACCACTATAACTTTTACCAGTTGCTTCTAATACAAACGATGCCCCATTTTGAGTATTTGAAGTAATATCAGTTTGTACTAATGTTCCAGATGTAAAATCAGAACCAGAATGCTTTCTTGTGCTTACATAATTTCCATTTAATAAAAGATTATTACCAGCAATAGTTACATCACTGTTATTAACTTCTAATCTTTCCGTACCACCAGTTACAACTCTAAATTGGTCAGATGCATGGAATTGGATGTAAGTATTGGAATCTCCTTCATGAATGATTTGGTCTACACCAACAATATCATTGTTGTTCATATCAAGTGTTCCACCTGATATACTAAATCCATTACTTACATAACTTCTTTCCCAAGATGAAATTAATGCTCTTACTGTACCATCATTTCTCCTTAACCTCATATCAGGGTAACCATTACTACCTACCCAAAAACCAGATGCGTTATCGTTACCAACTGCATTTGATACAAATATAAATGGCCATGTACTACTCCGAACTTCTCTAAGGTCAATAGCGTTATCACTTATGTTATTCAAATCCATATTGATAACATGGCTATTGATTTGTAAGTTTGTAGCTAATGTAGTGTTACTATTATTTACTTCTAATCGTTCACCACCACCAGTTACAACTCTGAATTGGTCTCCAGCGTGGAATTGAATATAAGTGTTTGTATCACCTTGACTGTAAATAGCGTTATCTAAATAAATGTTTTCAACAGTATTTAAATTACCATTTCCTAAGTTTAATCCAGCAAATGTTGGTGAATCGGATGTACGAACATCTTGATTCATTCTGAACGCATATGGAATATTTCCATCGTGTCCAATTGTTCTCCAACTTCCGTATGTTCCGGCTTGCAATCTTCTAAATCTCATATCATCTGAGAAGAAACTGATTGCTAATGTTGCACTATAATAATTTGATGCGTTACCATGTCCTAATCTCATCCCATACCACCAATTGGTATCAGGATTAAGAGTTGAGTTATTGATTGTGTTCCAATATTGGAAACTATTTGATTCAATTCCAGTATTTGATGATAATCGAGTTGCTGCATCAATAGAACCATTAATAGTACCATTTACAGTCAATCCATTTAAGTTTGAAGTTCCGGCAGGATTTAGATAGTATCCATCATCATCACTATCATAGTAAATTGGTGCGTACATTGCAACACCAGCATCTACGATTTTTGCTGCATCAATTGAACCTAAGTAAAGAATTGAAGATGCTTGGTTTTTATCACCATAGAAGGTAAACGTACCACCATGAGTCTGTCCTCTGAATGTTGGATTTCCATCACCCACATTGATATAAACATCAGCACCACTACCATCAAAGTATCCAAAGTTTGTAGTGTTTACATTTGTAGCATTTACTCTTGAGAAGGTTACAGTACTATTTGTTTTTACTGCTTGGTTTAAATAATCTGAGAATTGGTATCCATCCCATAAATCTGCATCTAATCCAGAACCAGCACCATCTGAAGTAGAAGTCCATACTTCTCTCCAACCCGGTGCATAACCACTACCTTGGTCATTGTATATGAATACTTTTCCAGCAGAACCACCTGTATTTGGTGCAATTGCTAATGCAGTAATATTTCCTCTTGTAGAATCTGATGAGTTATCAGTCCAAGTTATCCAAGATGAACCAGCAGTTTCAGTAAACCTACCAGCATCACCTAAGTTAAAGTTTCCAGCATAACTCCAAGAAGTTTTAAATACTGAACTATATGAATCAAATGCCCCATCACTTTCCATTTCGGAAATTAATCCAGCGGTTGTTGCTGTGCCAGTAAATGCTCTGGTTCCTAATGAACGAATATGGTCTAATGGAGTTGCACCTACATCACCAGCATCTATACCAGTTACCGTACCATTGACTGTTAAGTTGTTAAATGTTACATTATCAGTTGTACGAATGTTTTGGTTCATTAAATGAACTTCAGTAGCACCTTGTCCAGTATCTACTGTGTTTGAGTAGAATGTACCAGCAACATACATCGTATATGATGTATTTAATGTACCTTGTCCAAATGTAAAGTTACCACTTCCATTTAATCCAAATACTGCTCTTGTGTTACTTGCATCACTTTCAATAAAGTTTACTAAATGGTCTGAATAAATCGATAGATTATTCTCATTAGTAAATTTAGTTATTGCTCCAGCCGTATCATCTAAGATTAATGAACCACCAACCGTTACATTACCAGTCATATTCCAATTACCAGATGAATCCGTATAGTTATCATCGGTTACAAATCGTAATCTATCTGGGTCAGTACCCTCATCCATTCTTAACATCTGTCTACCACCAGCTACTAACTGAAGGTCATCACCACCTACAAACCGAATGTATGTATTTGAATCACCACCATGTCTAATGTAAGAATCTACATATAGCTGTGGTGTTCTTAAACCATCATCAGCGTACCACACATTTTGTGATTCATCCCAAAGGAATTTTTTAGTTGCTTCAGAACCTCTTAAAATCTCAATACCAGAATCCTCAGAAGGAGTACCAGTTGTAAAGTTTGAATTAAGAGTTATAATATTATCTGCTAACTGAATAGTTTCGGTATTCACAATTGTTTGTGTACCTGTTACATTCAGATTACCTGTTATGTTTAGGGTTGTACCATCAAAAGTAAGATTACTTTCAACAGTTGCATTTGGTGCAGTACCATTTAGTGTAATTAATCCATTATCGGTTGCACCTGTTAAGGATAATACTCCACTTGAACCAGCAGTACCACTTGAACCACCACTTCCAGAAGTACCTGATGTACCCGATGAACCACCACTTCCACTTGTTCCTGCACTTCCACTTGTTCCTGCACTTCCAGAAGAACCAGATGAACCTTCACTACCTGAAGTACCAGAAGAACCACCACTACCAGCCGTTGCTGATGTACCACTTGTTCCAGAAGAACCACCAGAACCAGAAGAACCACCACTACCTGATGTACCATCGGAACCAGAAGTACCTTGTTCACCACTTGTACCAGAAGAACCTCCACTACCTGAAGTACCAGAAGAACCACCAGTACCTGCAGTACCTGCAGTACCTGATGTACCTCCACTACCAGCAGTACCACCAGAACCAGAAGATGCTGAAGTACCAGATGTACCTCCACTTCCAGACGTACCTGATGTACCTCCACTACCAGAAGAACCAGCTGAACCACCAGTACCAGATGATGCAGAAGTACCTGATGTACCTCCACTACCTGAAGAACCTGATGTTCCATCATCACCATCATCACCGTCATTACCAGACGTACCACCTGAACCACTTGTTCCAGATGTTCCACCACTACCAGATGTACCAGCAGAACCACCCGCTCCAGTTATACCACTTGAACCAGTTGAACCACTTGTTCCTCCACTACCAGATGTTCCTCCACTACCACTTGAACCACTTGTTCCAGAAGAACCAGTTGTACCAGAAGAACCAGTTGTACCAGCAGAACCAGTTGTACCACCAGTACCAGAACTTCCTCCACTACCAGATGTTCCGCTTGAACCACCAGAACCAGAAGAACCACCACTACCAGCAGTTGCAGATGTACCGGCTGTACCTGTTGAACCAGCTGAACCACTTGTTCCACTACTTCCACCACTTCCGCTTGTTCCACTACTTCCACCACTTCCACTTGTACCAGAAGAACCTCCACTACCAGCGGATGCTGAAGAACCAGATGTACCTCCACTACCTGATGTTCCACTACTTCCACTTGTTCCAGAAGAACCAGTTGTACCTGATGAACCAGATGTTCCACTTGAACCTCCCGTCCCATCAGTACCATCATCACCAGAAGTACCACCAGAACCAGATGTACCAGCTGAACCTACTGAACCAGATGTACCAGCAGAACCACCTGTACCACTTGTACCACCAGAACCACTTGTACCATCATCACCAGATGTACCAGCTGAACCTGATGTACCCGCACTACCCTTTGTACCAGATGTACCTCCAGTACCAGCAGTACCAGAACTTCCTCCACTACCAGATGTACCAGATGAACCCCCACTACCAGATGTACCAGAAGAACCTCCACTTCCGCTTGTTCCACTTGAACCACCAGAACCAGATGAACCCCCAGAACCACTTGTACCACTTGAGCCTCCAGAACCACTTGTTCCTGAAGAACCTCCACTACCAGATGTACCAGAGGAACCTCCACTTCCGCTTGTTCCAGAAGAACCACCACTACCAGATGTACCAGATGAACCACCAGAACCACTTGTTCCAGATGAACCAGATGAACCAGATGTACCTGAAGTACCAGAAGATGATGCGTTAAACTTTCGTTGGAATGTACCTGTTGTTGTATCGAAAACTACAACTTCATTAGATGTACCTATTGGTAAATCATCTGCGGTTAAGTTTCCACTAAAATCTACATTACCATCAACACCCAAATCACCCTTTACACCAACTGAACCGGTGAACTCTTGCTTATCAGAAGCACCATCACCAAATTTGTTAGAACCAGTAGCGTAAACTACTGAAGATGATAAATATGTTGTATGAATTTCAGTAGAGGTAATTTTACCAGCTACTGTTAAATCGTTTCCAATGGTTAAATCAGTTCCAATGTTAGCTGATTTATCTATTGTTAAAGTATCATTTACTCTTATAGAACCACTAACATCTAATGTACCACTTATTTCAGTATTTACATTAATTTCAAGTCCTAAGTTTGGTGAAATTATAGCTTCAGCTGAACCTGATTTTAATCTATCTATATCACCAATTGAGTCTGCGTTAATATTTGTAATTCCACTACCATCACCACTAATTACTCCACCAACTGTTAAAGATTCGGATACATTTAATGCACCGCTAATAGATGTATCTACATTTATTTTTAATCCTTTATCCGGTGAAACTACTGCTGATGCTGAACCACTTATTATTTTAGAAGCGGCATCTGCTGAAAGAGCTTCAGTAGGTATATCATATAAACCAACACCACTACCTGTAAATTGAGAAGCAGAAACACTACCCTCAACATTAAGGTCATTTATAATATCAACTGATTCAGTTGATATCGTTGCCTGCCTTACTCCATTTACATCAACGGAAAGTAAAGATTGGCTGATTTGATTTATACCATTTGGGTCTATACCTTTATAGCTCATACATTATTACTTTATGTAATTTCTAATACTGATACCACAACATCTGCGGATGAATTCACCGAAGATGTTACAGTTATCGAATCGTTTGCTTCTAACACTACTTTTTGGTCTCCACCAACTAATATTGTTGAAGAACCTTGTGGAATTACAGCACCTTTTAATAAATATTTAGTAACTGATTCAGAATCATCAGTTAACTGAACATCAACATTAATATTTTGTGATACTATATTTGCCACATTTACACCAATCACAGTTGCAGATGTTGCAGCAGGACAGGTATAAACAGATAAACCGCCTGTTCCAGCGGGTCCTTTAATACTATTTTTAAATGTATTTGCCATATATTATTCCTTTATCCTAAAGCAATTGCAAAAGCGATTGCTGAATCTAAAACATTTACACCATCAACATTGAACGAATCATCAGGTCCAATGTTAACAGAACCACTAACTTGAATGGATTGTGAAACGATTACAGATGTACCTGATGTATTCTCTTCACCGATTGTAATTGTATCCTTTACAATTAATCTATCGAACTCTGCTTCAGTTACCGAAATATCTCCAGTAAAGGAACCAGTGAAGGAACCAGTAAAGGAACCACTTAAATCAGCATATGCTGATAGTGATTGTTCTATCGAACCTGAAAAAATCGGCGAATCTATTCTCATTTATCTATCCATTGGTTATAGGTATAAATATAACTAATTTTCATTTACTATTATGGCTTTGTAGGCCAACTTACTTCAAATGGATTAGATTGGGATGTAATATCTCTTAATGATTGTCTGTATGTTTGCCATTCGGCTAATTTAGAACCACTAATTGGAGTATCATTCATTTGTGTCCAATCACATTCACTTAGTAAATTATTTCTTGTTTCTCTAATCTCTGTCCACTTTTCTTCTTTCCTTTGTAATATCTCTTCAGAAGAAGCTGATGAAGTTATCCAATTCTGAACATAAACAGAACCACTTTGAATTGGAGTACCTTCAGTATAATTTTTTTCATAATCAGAATCTATATCAACAGAAACTGAAATAACAGGATATGTATGAAAAGACATTAATACATCATTTGTTAAGTTTTTTGGAAAACTAACATTAGTATTATCACTCCTTAAATTATCTAAGGTGTATGGGTATGTTATTTCTGAACCACTTACTTTTATATACATAACTTTATATTTTTATTTCCAATTTGCTGGTATTGATGCGTAATTACTTAATCCAGTTGCGTTTCTAAATGCATATAATCCTAAAGGAACTGGATTCCTAGTCCAAAGTTCTGGAGCATTTCCAGTTAATGAATTAGAAGTTGTTGGCATCCTAAATACTGAGAAAAATGTTGTAACTGATGTGTTATTATCAAATAATCCCGTTGGAATTGAACCTATCGATGTACAACTTTTAAATGTTGATGAAAAGTTAGTTACACTTGTATTATTATCAAATAATCCAGATGGAATAGCACTTAAATTAAAACATTGGTTAAATGTGGAGTTGAATGATAGAGCTTGTGTACAATTATCAAAAAATCCAGAAGGAATTGATGAAATTTGCATAAACGAAAAACTATCCACAAAACTTGTTACATTAACCATAAAATCTAACAAACCAGAAGGTAATGATGTTATACCAGTACGTCTAAAAAAGTTATCTAAGTTAAATATAGTACTTAATCCTTCAAAATCAGTAGTTGGTACAGATGTTAAATTAGTACAACCATGAAAGTTTAATGTTCTAAATGAAGTTTCACCCCAAGATAATACAGCAGTATATAATCCTCTATATAAGGAATTATTATCTACTTTAAATGAAGGTACAGTTCCATTTAGTTCAATATCATAAGTACCAGCTGAACTAAACGTATGTAATTTATTTACATCCGATGAAGATTGTATTAGATTATCACTACCATCATCCCAATTTACTGTAAAATTCGGCGTGTTACTTCCATAATCAGAAATAGGTAATTCATATGTCTGATTTGGTGATGTTGTTACTATTCTAAATACAAATGATTCCAATTCTCCTCCTGTTACACTTGTTAATCTTCTTGCTATTCCCATTTTATATAACTATTTGTTAACTCATATTTGCTGCACTTAGGAAGCCATAATAAGTTGTTCCCGTATCATAAGTATAGAATACTAAGATATCTTTACCAGAAGTAGTTAGGGTTGGTGCGTTACCATTTGCCCATAATACTCCAGTTGGCCAACTTACTGTAAATGCTCCACCATTTTCTACCACCAATGTGAATCCAAATGCTTTTGGAGCGCCTGGTGGGTTTGAGAATGTAAATGTACAGTTATTACTTACTTCATATTCGAAGTTATTTCCTTGTTCTAAATCGATTGTTACATTGGCACCAGCTCCTAAATCTTTATAAAGTTCAATAAACGTTTTTGATGTAATAAAAATTGAACCTGATATTTGAGGTGCTTCTAACGTAGTTCCATCATAAATAAGTGTGTCCTCAACAGTTGCTTGATTCCCAGTACCATTATAAGTGATTACACCATTTTCAGTTACTCCATTTAAATCAAGTAAACCAGAAGTACCTGATGAACCTATTCCACTTGTACCAGAAGAACCAGCAGTACCAGTTGCATCTACACCAGAAGTACCCGATGTACCACTACTTCCCTCAGCTGATGTACCAGATGTACCAGCTGAACCATCTGAACCTAATCCTGATGTACCATGTGAACCAGTAATACCAGAAGTACCAGCAGTACCTGTTGTACCTGATGTTCCATCAATACCACTACTTCCGAAGAAAGTTCCATCTAATCCACTTGTTCCACTACTTCCACTTGTTCCAGAAGAACCATCAGTACCCGTAGTTCCCGATGAACCTGAAGTTCCACTACTTCCAAATAATGTTCCATCCAATCCAGAAGTACCTGATGAACCAGTTTGACCAGATGAACCAGAAGTTCCAATTGTACCATCTCTACCAGATGTTCCACTACTTCCTACCGCAGATGTACCTGATGTACCATCAGTACCTAATCCAGAAGTACCAGAGGTTCCAGCACCTGATGTACCAGATGTACCAGCCTCTCCACTTGAACCAGAAGTACCATCACTACCAAAGTTTGTTCCATCAATACCACTTGAACCAGAAGTACCATCAATACCAGATGTTCCAGAACCAGATGTACCAGAAGTACCCGTTGTACCACTTGTTCCTGAAGAACCAAAGAAGGTTCCATCTAAACCAGAACTACCAGAAGTACCTGTTGAACCCGAAGTACCAGCTGAACCAGAAGTACCAGTTGTTCCACTTGTACCAGAAGTACCAGCTGACCCAAAATTTGTTCCATCTAAACCAGAAGAACCAGATGTTCCAGTTGTTCCACTTGTACCAGAAGTACCAGCTCCACTCGTACCAGAAGTACCAGCCGAACCGAAGAATGTACCATCTAAACCAGAAGAACCTGAGGTTCCAGTTGTTCCGCTTGTACCAGAAGAACCAGCTCCACTTGTACCAGAAGAACCAGCAGTTCCACTCGAACCAAAGAATGTACCATCTACACCCGATGAACCAGATGTTCCATCAACACCATCAGCACCAGAAGAACCTGATGTACCTGCACCGCTTGTACCAGAAGAACCAGCCGTACCTGATGAACCGAAGAACGTACCATCTAAACCACTTGTACCAGATGTACCATTTGTTCCAGAAGAACCATCCGTACCCGATGTACCTCCACTACCAGATGTTCCAGCACCAGAAGTACCACTTGAACCTGATGTTCCTTCAGCAGATGTACCACTTGAACCAGTTGTACCACTACTTCCACTTGTACCAGCCGAACCATCAGTACCAGCTCCACTTGTACCAGCAGTACCAGAAGTACCTCCACTTCCTGCGGTTCCAGTTGTACCACTACTTCCGAAGAATGTACCATCTAATCCAGACGTACCAGATGAACCCGATGTACCAGCTGAACCATCAGTACCAGCTCCACTTGTACCAGAAGAACCAGCGGTTCCACTTGAACCGAAGAATGTACCATCTAATCCACTTGTTCCGCTTGTACCCGTACTACCACTTGTTCCATCTATACCACTACTACCTGTTTCACCATCTATACCAGATGAACCACTACTACCATCAATTCCACTTGTTCCAGATGTACCACTACTACCTTCAGCAGATGTACCACTTGAACCAGCAGTTCCACTTGTTCCAGAAGAACCTGAAGAACCAGATGTACCTGATGTACCAGCCGAACCAGAAGTTCCTTCAGCTGATGTACCACTTGAACCAGCAGTTCCGCTTGTAGCGCTTGTTCCACTACTTCCACTCGTTCCAGATGTACCACTACTACCACTACTTCCTTCAGCCGATGTACCACTACTTCCGCTTGTTCCTGCTGAACCTGAAGTTCCATTTGTTCCGCTTGTACCAGCTGAACCTGAAGTTCCACTACTTCCACTCGTTCCAGAAGAACCAGTTGAACCTGATGTACCAGCTGAACCAGATGTTCCATCAGAACCAGAAGTACCACTACTACCATCCGTACCAGATGTACCAGAAGAACCACTTTCTCCACTTGTACCTGATGTACCAGCTGAACCAGTTGAACCAGATGAGCCACTTGTTCCATCTGAACCAGAAGAACCAGAAGTACCAGAAGTACCATCAGAACCTGATGTACCACTACTACCAGAAGAACCAGTTGTTCCTGATGAACCACTACTACCACTTGTACCAGCAGTTCCATCTAATCCACTCGTTCCAGATGTTCCATTTGAACCAGAAGTACCTGATGTACCTGATGTACCCGATGAACCAGTTGTACCAGCTGAACCAGTTGTACCAGCTGAACCACTACTTCCGCTTGTTCCTGCTGAACCTGAAGTTCCTTGTTCTCCACTTGTTCCACTACTTCCACTTGTACCAGCTGAACCTGAAGTTCCTTGTGCTCCACTACTACCACTACTACCAGATGTTCCACTTGAACCAGCCGAACCAGCCGAACCAGTTGAACCATCTGAACCAGAAGTACCAGATGTTCCACTACTTCCAGATGTTCCACTCGTACCAGATGTTCCACTCGTACCACTTGTTCCAGAAGTTGATGAAGAACCAGAAGAACCACTTGAACCATCAGAACCTGATGTACCTGAAGTTCCATCTGAACCTGTTGTACCAGCTGAACCAGTTGAACCAGATGTACCAGACGTACCAGATGTAGAAGAAGTACCACTACTTCCAGATGTACCATTTGTTCCAGAAGAACCTGAAGTACCATCAGTACCTACACCACTCGTACCAGCTGAACCAGTTGACCCACTACTTCCGCTTGTACCACTACTTCCACTACTACCGCTTGTACCTGAAGTTCCAGAAGTACCAGAAGTACCTTCGGAACCAGTTGTACCGCTACTACCAGTAGAACCACTACTTCCACTTGAACCGCTTGTACCAGCAGAACCCGAAGTACCAGATGAACCAGAAGTACCCGTTGTTCCAGATGTACCAGCAGAACCAGAAGAACCCGAAGTACCTCCAGTACCAGTAGAACCATCCGTTCCACTCGTTCCCGAAGTACCTGATGAACCAGAAGAACCAGAAGTACCAGTTGAACCAGTTGTACCCGATGAACCAGCAGTACCAGTAGAACCAGCTGAACCAGTAGAACCATCAGTACCAGATGTACCAGATGTTCCACTTACGCCTGATGAACCAGATGTACCAAATGAACCAGTTGTACCTGATGTACCTTCAGAACCATCGGTTCCAGAAGTACCAGCTGAACCAGTAGAACCATCAGTACCAGATGTTCCAGATGTACCACTTGTTCCAGATGTTCCAGAAGTTGCTGATGTACCTGAAGTTCCAGCTGAACCATTCTTATCAACGATGTTTATAGTTCCAATCATTGAACTATGCACCGCACATTGATAAACTATACTATCAGGTGCATTTTCAGGAACTCTATATTTTATTAATGTTGATGTATTTGCAACACCATTTGTTGGGTCATTGTTTGTTGTACCAGGAACAACATTTGTATTTCCATCTGCTAATCTTAATGCAAATGGGTGAGTTCCACTTACATTACTTACATCAAAGTAGAATAATTCTCCCCTTACCACTGTTAGTATTGGGAAATCCCCAGAAGTACCATCTATGTTATAAACAAATCCATTACTTCTAACTATAAACATTCCACCACCTTCGATACCAGAAGTACCACTACTTCCGCTTGTACCAGATGAACCACTTGTACCAGATGTACCAGCCGTACCAGTTGAACCAGAAGTACCACTACTTCCACTTGAACCAGATGTTCCAGAAGAACCAGAGGTTCCCTCAGAACCAGTTGTACCACTACTACCAGTGGAACCACTACTTCCGCTTGAACCAGAAGAACCAGATGTACCTGATGAACCAGAAGTACCATCGGAACCAGAAGTTCCAGAAGAACCAGATGTACCAGCCGAACCAGTTGTACCAGCAGAACCGGTTGTACCAGATGTACCAGATGTTCCATCAGTACCAGATGTTCCAGAAGTACCATCTATACCAGATGTACCAGATGAACCAGTTGTACCTGATGAACCAGTTGTTCCCGCAGTACCAGACGTACCAGCAGTACCTGTTGTACCAGAAGTACCAGCTACTTCAGCTATACTTTTGGTTTGTAATTTCTTATTAGTTGTATCGTATATTACTAAATCATTCGAATTACCAGTTTCTAAATCTAAGAATACACTACCAGTTACAACTAAACTTCCAGTTACATTTAAACTACCACTTAATTCAGCTTTTCCTGAGAATGGGAATCCATCACCTGTGGAGTTACTTAAAACTTCCACTAATACCCCATCTGAACCAGAAGGTGTTACACTAACACCAGAACCAGTAAAGTTCATATTTCCTACTAATCCATTTACCACCGAACCAGTTTCAAATATGTATAAATCAGTTCCACCACCACCAGCACCAGCATTTAATGCGTATGAAGCAGTTACAGCGAAGTGTGAGAATGATGCAGTAGCCACACTCATTGAAGAAGTTTGGCTATTTTCTATATATTCACTTAAATCAACACTAACTTCAGCGTTTTCAGCGTAAGATGCTGTAATTGCGAATGAAGAAGAAAGAACGGTCATTGATGCCGTTTGTTCGTTTCTTACAAAGTTTTCTAAATCTTGCAATGCAGCTAATGATGCTGAATCTAATCCAGCTACCGAAGATGCCGTTCCAGCAGTTTCAGCAAATATAGCGTATGATGCTGAATCAACTGTACCTATTACATTATCTCCACTAATTGCTCCACTAATCTTAGAACCACCACTACCAACAACGATTTGTCCACTTGTTAATCCACTAAATTTAACTTTAACAGTATTATTATCAATAGATTCAATAGCTAAAGGAATAATCATTCCATTTGAACCAGTTTCATAAACCTGTACGATTGGGTATGCTACATCAAAGTTATGAACAATTGTTACTTCAGTTACATTTGAGAATGGTTCGGTTGTAGTTGGAGTTGATTCAGGTACAGGTACAAATTTATTAGCATCCTCATCAAAGATTAGAATATCTCTATCTTCAGCATCACCCTCTCCTCTATAAGGTCCTTCAAATGAACCAGAGAATAATCCTCCTCTAAATATACTCGCAGTAATATCAGTTGTAATGATATTAT